AATGGCTCTATCTACCTTATCCTCTTTAAATTCCAAATCATCCCTTTTAAGGTCATTCTGGAATCTCTTACAAGCCAGCTTAATAGTCTCACCAGCTATTATTTCACCATTAAGAACCTTACTACAGTAATCATAGTAAAGTTTGGTATTCATTATCTAACTTCCTTTCCTTCCTTTATAAATTGCTCAAACGGGCTATATCCGTCCTGCTCTACTTTAGGCAATTTAGTTCTAGCTTTAGCTGTTAGTCCGAACTCCAACATAACTTTCATAGCTTGTGTTTGAGCGTCTTTAGCTATCTTAATAGCTGGGTGCGGTGCTATGTTACCTCTATCACTGGTAACGGTCAAACCTTCATCTTCTAACTGTTTGGATGCCTTAATGAACATACTATAGTTTCTAGCCAGCATCGTTAAAGCCGCACTATCCACATTCTCTAACATACCAGTACTATCTAGCTGTTCCAGTACATTCTGCATATAATCCTTGGCATCCTTTTCAATGTCCTTTGGAATAGTGTAATCAATCATATTATAGTCTATTTAATTTTTATAATTTATAAAGCTATACAATGGCTCTAATAGGCTTATAATCATTGCAATGTAATTATTAAAGAATGTGAATTATTTATTTGGAAGTCTATTAAGGTATTAGTAAATTTGTAATACAATTAAAGGTAAAACTATGGAGAGACGGTGTAATTACCCAATAGAAATTAAAGCTAAAATAGACTTGAATACCGACCTGCTGCTAACAGAACTACAGCAATTACTAGGTAAAGACAGGCCTAAACTACTAAGATTGATATTAGCAGATTTCTTTAATAGAAATATTGATATTATAGATGAACATACTAACAGCAAATCAGATAAAGCGACACTAATAGAAGCCATACTAAAAGACTTCTTCGATTACAATAGAGAAACTATTAACCAATACATTAAATTCAAAAATGATAAGACCACCTAAATCAGTCCTTCTACAGTATGTTTATGATTACGGACTAGACAAAGCAGCGGCACTATTTCACATTGATACAGAAACAGCAGATAAGATAATTAACTGGAAGCCACAATATGACCAATACAATTACAATACTGTAATAGATAAGCCTCTGCATAAGAATGCTTCTAAGATAGCTGATATAATAGGCAAACATTACCCTAAATTAGTAAAGCAATATACAACATACTATAAAGATACTGTCTATATGTCCCAGACTGTAGAAGATTTCCTACAGAAAGCAGTAATAAGATGTATGGAAGTTGGACTGGAAGATGTAACAGAAGAATCTGTATTAAAACTACTAAGAGTGCAATTCAATACTATAAGATGCTATGCTAAGAAGTCCAGCTATACAATGAATAGTAAATTAGCATCATTAGAGGTACAGAATGAAGAAGGTGAATACATAATACCTGCAGAACTATATGCCATACCTAAAGAAACCGAATAAGCAACCTCCCAGAACATTTAACAGGGAAGAAAGACAGAAGATATACCAGTCTACCAAATGGAAGGAATTAAGACTAGCTAAGCTAATGCAGCAGCCATTATGTGAACTATGTTTGAAAGAAGATAAAGTAGTATTAGCAGTAGATGTACATCATATTACTAGTTTTATGTCTACTACAGACCATTTGAAAAGGAGAAGCTTGGCGTATAATCCAAAGAATTTAATGTCTCTTTGTAAGAAATGCCATCAGAATATCCATAATTCTATTCGCTTATAAATATTTGGTTCTTATATTGAAAATAAAATTTAGATCTCAAATACTCACATACTAATTTATCGGACTTTGTAATACATAGCTGTTCAAGTGAGTTTAAGCGATCTTTAAATAAATCTTCTAATAGGAAAAGATTCTTGGAATTAAGATCTTTACATAATTGCTGTGCTTCTTGTAATATAAATTCGGAAATAAGATTAGTTGGATTTTCCTTAGTATCGGGTAATAATTTAATAATAGAGTTTACACCTTTGTCTATATTCCAATCATTAACTGTACTTAGTATAAATTCTTTTAATTGTTTAATAGCAGATGTTACATCTCTATAGCCCATCTCTTTTGTATACTCAATATATCGAAAAGAACTTATATCAAAAGCATTAGGTGTAACATTATCTTTCATCAGAACTACAGGTTTATTAAATGCGTGTCTAATCCCCAGTTCATAAAACACATTAGGATTACGACTGCTAATATCACATATAGCTAAAGGTGCATAAATAAGTCTTTCTACTATATCTAATTGAATTAGATTTGATGAAACAACTTCATCTGCCCTAATAGGTTTGTGACCAGCGCTTTCTACTGCTGGTTTAATAATATCATAATATACTCTAGTAAAATGTCCTTTATCATAGCCTTCTGCATCACTAATGGGCATTATTACAAAGCATTCCTTCTGATCCTCCGACATAGCCATATAGATTAAATAATATACAAATATAGATAACCTCTATCAATTATCAAACACCCTAAGCAATGAATATCAAATTAAGCATACCTATACTACAATCTCTTACTAACAATGAAGCATTTACTTACTTCTGCACTCTAGTAGCCATTAGTAAGAATCCAGATAGTACTATTAAAGATATAGTAAGAATAACAGGTGTTAGTGAAACTACCATCTTCACCCATCTAAAGAAGTTTGAGGAAGTAGCCAACCTAACAATAGATAGAACTGGATGCGGTAATAAGTATAGCTATACAGAACCTACCAAGTTCTTTGTAACCATAGATAGCAGCCTATTAGATACAGACGTAGATAGGAATGTAATAGGTTTCCTAATCCGATTCAAGTGCTGGACTAGAATAGCATCCAATATAGTAGACCTATCTCTGAATAGAATAGTTCACGAAATAGGAGTACAACATAACACGGTATATTCCGCCTTGGATGCGGGACTGATAGATAGAAGCGATAAAAAGTTATATTTCACCTTGCTTCATCCCTCACTTACCTTGCTGTGACCTCAATATACAATGCTTATAACCGCATAAATACAATATTTAAGAAATGTTATTAAATATTTGTATATATCAAGAATACTTCTTATCTTTGTATTACAATAAATGAGAGAAACTATCATACTAAAACATAGATCTAATTCTATTGCCTAGAGAACTGGTTATCTAGTTAGCCAGTTTCCCTTCTTGAAAACACTCTAAAAGTTCATTTTATATGTGAGGTGGTGCAATGGTAGCATATTAGGCTCATTCCCTAATGCTCTGGGTTCGATTCCCAGCCTCGCTACTAATAGCCATAAATAAGATAGCAAAGTTAATACCACAGTACCTTTTGAGCATATTTTAGGTATTGAAGTTAATTATTCATTCATAATTTGTGAGTTTGAGTTAGTTTAACAAGGAATAGTAAGCGTAGTGATACGCTTATTATTTTATTTCAAGTGTGACAAATTTTGGTAATGAAACCTCAATCTTCTATAGAAAGAATACCAAAATTTGTCACACCCATAATTCAAACTCCAGATGCTTATAAACTCCAGATTTTAAACCGAATAACTAAACAAATAATTTGCAATTATGACAAATATTATTATTACTAAAGAGTACAAGTATTTAGGTGAATATCCATTATTCAAAGAGGATGGATTACCAGTAGGATATTTAATAGATAAAGGTAAAGTAGGATGCGGTGGAACATCTATAGCTTTAGAAGATGGTAAAGATACTATTATATGTGTTCCCTTTGTATCACTAATTAAGAATAAGATGCAGAAATATAATACAGATGGTAAGGTTAATGTACTAGGTGTTTATGAAGGTGTTACTACATACGAGATTAAAGAGTATCTGAATACTAAGAAAGGTGCTAAAAAGATTATGTGTACTTATGATAGTTTAGCTAAAGTTGCTGGTATTACTGGTTATAACTTCTTCTTACTAATAGATGAACTACACCTGTTATTTATTCAGTATGTATTTAGGAACAAGGCTGTAAGGACTGTACTAGACGAATATACTAAATTCAAAGAATGGTCATTCTTAACAGCTACCCCTATTGAATATGATTTAATGCTGGAAGAACTAAAGGATATTCCGACCTTTAAGATAGACTGGGAACATAAGACCGAAGTAAAGGTAAATGCAGTACAATGTAAGTATGTAGGTGCTACAGTGAAGAAAGTTATCAATGACTTCTTAGAAGGTAAAGTATTCGGTAATGCTCACTTCTTTGTAAACTCGGTGGAATTTATAGCCACTATGATTAAGAACTGTAACCTTACTAATGAGAATACCAGAATCATCTTTAGTAAGAATAATGAAACCTATAAGCATACTTGTCAAGGTGTTACCAATGGTGAAACTACTGATCCTGTGAAGAAGATAAACTTCTATACTTCCACCTGTTTTGAAGGCTGTGATTTATTTGATACAGAAGGTAAAATTTATATTATCTCTGAAAGTAGTAAAGCGCAAACCTTAATGGATATTAGTACACAGGTAAGACAGATAGTAGGTAGAATTAGAGATACCCAGTATGCAGATTCTATCACACATCTTTATAAAGCTACCAGATACAATACAGACCTTACTTATGAAGAATATAAGCAGGTTGTTCTGGAAGAAGAACAGAAAGCTAAATCGTATACTACTAAGGTTAATAGTGATAAGGAAATTAAGGAAGGAACTAAAGAAAGCATCTATCATTACATTTGGAAGGATGAAGATACTGGTGAATTTATATTTGATCCTAATAGGATGAAGCTGGATATTTATAACTTCAAGGTACTTAACCATACATATAGTTTACAAGTTAATTTAAGTACTGAATATAATAAGGCAGGTATGGCTGTAGGATGCAGTACAGATAAGACTTCTGATAAGCTATTAAAGAATGATTCAGCCAGAACTACCTTTAAGGATGCTATAGAAGAATATGATTCTATAATGCAAAGAAAGGAAGGTATGGTATTCAGTCTTACAGATGGTGACAGATTAGCCTTATTGAAGAAGAAGTATAGCTATATCAAAGATGCTTATGAGCTATTAGGTATGGAACAGATTAGGGAACTTAAATATCATACTTCACATATTCAAAGACTTCTTATTAGTATCTCTGAAAAGATGGATAATAATGCTAAGGTAGCTAAGTTACTGCTTACTATTCCTGCATTTAGAATCGGTGAATTTATTCCTTCTGCTGATATTAAAGATTGCTTGAATAGTATTTATGGCACATTAGGAATCAAAGGAAAAGCTAGCATTAAAGACTTTGAAGATTATGCTAAGATTAAGGAAGCTAGGAAAAGAATAGATGGTAAGCAGGTAAGAGGTTATATTATTCAGTACATTAAAATTAAGTAAGCTATGGTTATTGACTTTACACCCAGTATAAAGGAATCAGAAGAAGCTAGAATATTAAAGCTAAAGGAAGATGCAGAAGAAGCAGGTATTAAAGCTGAGGAAATTTTAAACAGCATAGGAATTAAATATATCATCCGACTTTATAATGAAGGTGGTTGTATTAAGTTTTACAAAGGTTCTAAATGTATTAAGATAGCCAGTTTACTAGCTGGTACTAATGAACTAACGGCTAATTTCTCTCTTTATTATAATGCCACTAAACTTAAAGATAGGAAAAGATTTAAAACTGTTGAAGAGAATGATTTCCTTACAGATATACTGCTAAACCTATATTCACAACTATAATAATCAGACCTAAGATAGTGTTTGAATAAATTATTAAAATTATTGTAATTTGGTTTTGATGTGTAAAATATTATTGTTATATTTGTAATACGATAAAGAGTTATATGGGAATGGCTTTATCGGTCTGGTTAGTGAGTAGTTTAGTTCTACTTTACTGCTAATCAACGTAATAAGACTACAGATACATCTAATACAAAGATTCTTCTTATAGATTATCCTACTACATAGATTCTATTAATTTATTTACACACCAAATTCTGTATTTAGATTTACTGTCTTATAGATTATCCGAACATAAAGATTATTATTGAGATTCGTTATTCATAGTAAGGTGGTCTGTGAAGATAGCCTTACTTTACTTTGATTATTAACTACTTAAACTATATATACTATGACTTACTTATTAATGATTTTATTAGCAGCCTTGTTATATGGGCTGGTTAGGGTGGTGGTAAATGATATTAAAGACCACATTACTAAAGAAATAGATCGGGTTATTATCTCACTTAAAACAGGTAATTATGTGGGTAGATGAAGATGGTAACAGAATTGTATCGGAAACAGAAGAGGAAGAGATCTTAGCAATAGAATAACCCATTAGCCTGTAAATGGTATATGGTTAATGTGAATGATTTATGACTTATGATAATGGAATACAGGCTAGTGTAAACTACTAGCTTAAATGGATAAATTTGATGAATTAGAACTAAATGGAAGAAAACTATTAGAATCATTTTTAATACAAGTGGGTGCTACTAATCTGTACCCTACAGAAGATAAATATGCACCAGTGGACTACTATTTTACTTATAAGGATAAGAAGGTGGTAGCTGAAATAAAGGTAAGAGATATTAAGTATGAAGGCTATGATACTCACTTAATGGAAGTATCTAAATATAAGTCCTTAGTGAAGGATGAGAAAGATAGCCAATCAGATACAGCATACTACATTAACTTCTTTACAGATGGAACTAAAGTTAATGCTTATTGGTACTCTGTAAGCAGTATTAGGAACTTTGGTACTATAGATTATAAGTACTGTCCGACTACTACAGCAGCCGATAACGGTAACTACTATAAGAAGGTTATTATGATCCCTTCAAATAAGGCTCAAAGATTTGCTTTGGTAAATGGTAGGTGGTCTAAGATTTCTGCCTAAATTTTAATTATAAACCCCAGCTTGCCTTAATTGGTGGGCTAGGGTTTATTGTTAAAGGATTAGGCTTAATTTTGTGTTGGAGTTTCAGTCTAGCTCTTCATTACTTATCTCCTGCTGCCAAAGATGGTGTAATATATCCTCACTCGTGATCTGATTAATGCTATCTGATAAACCTAGCTCAATAACCTTTTGTTCGTATAACTGATATAATGTAGCATCTGCATAATGTTTACCTATATACCATAATATTTCTGAGATCTTATTAATACGTCCATATAGTATAGTTTTGTCAATGCCATTTAAGAATGATTGAGCTTTACTTATAGTAGATAGGTCTTTAATAACTCTGATTGCTTTAGATATATCTGGCAACTCATAAATATTGACATCCCTACTATGTAGTTGGTCAAGTCTCAATAAAGTAGTTTCCGCAAATAAATAATCTAATATATTAGTCTTGGGTTTCGGGGGCTTATTCTCATCTTTAGCTATAATTGGAGTGTCTACTTGATCCATTTTAAATAGTTTACCATCTAATTTATTGAATGCGGAATGTACCTTGTTGGCTTTGTCCTGTTCATTAAGATGTTCATATACCGCATCTATCATAGTTGTATCTTCGTGTCCAGTTGCTATAATCACAGCGTCTTTAGGTATTCCCATACGGCACATAATTGTGACAAATGTATGCCTTGCGGTGTGTGAATGTATCATCTGGTGTAATGGTTTGGTAATATTCAATATATCAGTACCTTTCTGCTCTTGGTATTCTATAGGTTCATTAAGTCCTACAGCCTCGGCAATACGTTTAATATCTTTATTCATTCTAAAGTCTTTAATAGTATTTATATCTACTATCATCTTTTTATTATTGTACTTGTTTAATATCTCTCTAGCCAATGGAAGTAATGGTATGATAGCCATTTCATTAGTTTTTTGTTGTGTTATAGTTATGGTGTTCGTCTTGCTATCATACTTGTAGTCTCCATTAAAGAATTTAGGCATATCTGATATACGTTGCCCAACTAAACATTGAAGTATAAATATGTCTCTAATCTCTTCTAACTCTGTAGCTTTTCTTCCTTTTGGGGTGTAGCTGTATAGTGACATTACTTGTTCCTCCGTTAGTGCCACTTGTTTATTCTTACGCTTAGTTTTATTAGTGTTATCCTTAATTAATTCTAATAAGTGTAAGTTGTTACCCTCAAAGCTAAATTGAATTTTGCTAGATTTGTTAGCAATTCTGCATACTGCAAGTATCCTCTTGATATAAGCATTGATCGTAGTAGCGTTAGTCTTCTTATTTATATAATATTGTTTGAACTGCTCTAGTGTTTCAAGGTTTATGTTATTCCAAGTGTTATCAATTTTGGATGCTTTTAGGAATGTTTCTAGGTATCCTATAGCACCAATATTCCCCTTCTTGGTAGATTCTTTTGTGCTTTGCCTATCTATAAGTTGCTTCATTTCTAATGTTGCGCTGATCTGCTGTTTCATTTTACTAATTCTATTTATATGCTTATAGTCTTTATAGATATACTCCCGCAGGATGTTTAAGCTGTTCGTGATCTTGTCGGGATTATCACAAAGATACTCTTTATAAGACGATACACTGTCTCTAAGTGCTTTAATTTTTTTATTAGCGATTTCATTATTCTGATTATCTAGTTCTGTTAGACGAACACTTATATAGGCTTCTTGTTTCTTTGTGTTCCAGTGCTCTGGATACACTTTAACCCCTGTAGCTAGTTTAACTTGCTTCCCTTGTATCCGACATACTAAATAGATATTGGTCGGCTTAGTTGACTTTGGTTGCCTCAATACAAAAGATGTCTGTATCTCGTTAATGAATATCTGTTGTTCCAT